AATTGCAAACTGAACAAGAAAATCATTTGGTGGTGGACCACCATTGAATTGTTCATACTCAAAAAATGAAAGATTATGCCAATCCCATGGGCGGAATTTAAGATTTCTCTGGTGCGGGAACCAGCACGGGTAATGCCATGCGTGACCAGCGTGCCGCATGTCTGGGTGCATCTCAACCAAGGTCTTTACAAGATGAACTGGAGCTGGACGCCCGTCGCTGTAAGGTTCATTTCTGAATAGGTCGTCGTCTGCAGCAAAAGCTCTTTCAAGATCGCCATTTTGAGTAAAAAGAAATTTCTGCCCGAGTACTTGCTCGTTTGGTAAGTAAGAAAGAGAAAATCTTCTCATCTTGTCATTTTCGGAAGGCGATACAGCAACAACATTGAAGTCATCGTTGCTTATTTCTTTTTCAAAAGCCAATACATCATCAGGAAGAAATCCATCGTTTGAGTAAACAAACAGCGTTACCTTTTGAAACAAATGCGAATACTCAGGGAACGCATATACGCCCTTCGTAAACACAAGTGGGATATGGTCTGGATTTGGCCCGGTTGTTTCGTCTTTGGCTACGCCCTCTTTGCGCCATGTGTCGCCAAAGTCGTTATTTACAACAATGGCGCGATTTGGTTCGTATACTGGTTTTTCTCTTCCGACTTCACATCTGGTAAACACTCTTTGATCGTGTGTCCATCCTGGAGAAAAAGAATGAAGAACTGACCTGTTATCCCAAACAATCAAGTCCCCCTGGCTCCAGCTCCATGTGTAGCGAAGCTCTGGTGACAGCAGCTGTGATTGCATGTGAATTCTTAGATCAGTGAACCACTGTTGCTCCTCGCCATCCGGCAAGGACACATCGTGCCCTGACCAAACAAGCATTGTTTCTCCAGTAGATGGATGGGTTCTTAGTGCGGGATGAGTATTTATTGAGCCAATGTCGTTACCAATAAAACCAGTGCCATTCACGAATACGGCATCCTCTAAATAGGGCTTTATGTGCTCAGGGCAATACTTGTACGCATTTACGAGACTATAAAAGTGTGTCTGACCAGCGGTTGGTGGGCACGTGAATTTATCCATCTTCAACCCCGTATAGCACGGAATTTTTTCAAGAAATGAGTTGTCCATGTGCCACTGAGAGTTAATGAAAGACTCAACTTCATCAGTAAGCGTATATTTATTTCCCTCATGTTTTTGGTCTACGAGTATGCCGGCCTCAAGCGAAGAGGGGTCATTATCCCCACGATACAAGAGCTTCATTATCTCAGCAAACTCATCGATTGTCGGGTTGACTTCCTTGAACCCAATCATCTTATTTCTAACTAAGATTTCAGCAAAATAATCAGAGTCATCTATTATCTGCCCAGCTGAGACTCCCCTGACTTTGAAGCCAAGGTTGCCTAGCCTTAGACCGGCAGCTATTCCACCTTTTATTTTTTTCACAGAACTGGTTCCCTTAGTTTTATGTGCCCGCTATGGCGTGGCCCAATGCTTCTGCCCTCTTCATCTAGACCTGTGCGTATCCCGCCCATCCATGTCCAGGGTTCGTCATGTAGTTTTTTCATTTTAGCCTCACCGTAGGCCGCTCTTGAATTCATCAAGTCTTGCTTGTCCCAGTAGTTTTCAACTTTGAATTCGACTGAAGGCATTGTTGTCGTATCGTAAAACTGGAAAAACATAAACGGCATTCCTGCGCTGAATGTTACAGGCTGCCCAACCTTGGTAATTTTCCAGTTCATATTGAATTCGTCTGGCCACCAATCACTCGGTACGGTCGCAGAAAGGGGGACTGCTCCATCCACAAAGTAGTTTGGTGAACCAGAGATCCATGTCCATATATTTTGAGGCGTAGAGAACGTCCATCCCGTTGTAAAGGAGATTATGCCAACTATGCTCGGCATGACTATCGCCTTTTGGTACTCTTGTCCGCCAGTTTCGAACTTAGCAAATTCTCCTGATAAAACTTTTGGGACAGACTGCCCACCATCCCACTGAATCACAACATCTTGCTGTAGCACCATTTCCCACCCAGCAATATTTGCTTCCGTCATCGGCAGACACTTGTATGCGTGCTTGTTGTAAGTATCGTCCATCCAGTCACGACGCACCTGAGACTGGCGTATTTCTGGAGGGTTTTGATGAGTTCGCGTAAGTATTACATCCATCTGGCAGAATTCACCTGACCACTGGCCGCCGGCAAAATAGAAGGCTGAGATGATGTATCTGAACCGTATGAACCATTTTGATGGTTTCTGTCATTGTAGTCGTACATCGTCACTACGGAATACTTCGTTCCTTTAGTTACGGGCATGGAAGAGTGTGCGTATATGAAATTTGAAGGATGCATAATTACATCACCTTTTTCCGGGAAGAACTTCAGCTGCTGATACGGCATAAAGTACTCTCCACCTTCGTAGTTGTCGGCTATGTAGCCAATGCTTGAGACCGCGCAGCTATACGAAAACCCGGAGTCTGGGTGAATAGAGAAATGTTGACCCACTCCATATTTCACAAAATTTGTTGCTTCTTCGTATCCGAGTTCTAGGTTGTACAAGCCGCTGTAGTGGTCTTTGCACTCACGGACTCCGGCTATTACTTCTGAGTATATTGCTGAAAGGTCTTCGTAATTACTCTCTGTTATTGGCATCTCGCTCTGTCGCATCTTAAAGTCAAAACAGTCTCGATAATCTTTCATTATTACTTGATCACCGACCATCGCAGGGCTCCACTTGTAGCGCTGGTGCTCACTGGAACCAAGAATAGCCTCGAGGCGTTCAACAAAATTAGCATCCTTATCCCATACGTTTTTATATAGAACCATTCCGGCGTTTTCGTGACCAAGATAACCAGCAACTTCCATTATTTTCTCCCTGTTTTAGTGATCGTATAAAAAGATGGAGTAGTCCATCTGACTCCAGATAGTATCTCGCGCACACCATGGAGGTAATTTATGTCTCCAGGGTGAGCTACCGCTAGCCCTGGCGAGATTGGTAACTCTAATCCGTGCTCTGGATAGTATATTTGCCCACCAGTAAAATCGTCATTCCAATAAATAACGGAATTTAAGTCGTAAGTTGGGAAGGGATTTGGCTCTCCGCTGTTTAGTTGCTTGTCTGCGTGAGGAGACTGCACATTTCCCGGCAGCCACCTAATAAGCACGGGCGGCCTACATGATACTTCTACGTCATATTTTGAGCAAATTGCATCTGCCATTTTATGTATGTATTTATTTATCAGCTCAAATATATGCGGCGAAATTCTGCTAAGTATTTCCCCGCTACACATCCGGTCCCTCCAGTAAGAAGAGTCATATATGCATGTTCCGTCTTCGTTGAACTCGTCAACTTTTTGATTTTCCCATTCAGATATTGTTGGAAAAAAAGACTTCATAATTTTTAAGTCATCATGTTCAACAAAGTTTTCCAAAACAAGGATATTGTCGACAGTTTTGCCAAAATCTCCTGGCTTGACTAGAGATTGCTCGGATGTTTCCACATGCAAATCTTACAGCAAAAAAACAAAACGGTCAATTGAAGATATTTAATAGTAATTTATTTGTTTTTATTTTAAAGATGGAGGGAGCAAGTTTTTATCTATTCCTGCTATCGCTTCGCTCGGCATCACTGTCCATATGAGCTCAGGATTAGCCACACGCTTCCACCAGTCTGGATATACCTCGGGAGCTAGACTTAGACAAATCGACTTAACCCCTGGCCAAAATAGGGTCATTGTAAGTCTTTCGCCTTTTGTTAAAACATTGACGCCATGGCTATATATATGATTAGCCGGAAACGAAACAACCGTTCCGGCAGATGGCTTGACTGAGTAGTCGAAATTTGTAAAAAAAAGTTCACCACCACTGAATTCTTCGGTCAGATAAACAACTGAAGCAAATTCGTTGAAATGTTCGGAGATTGGAGTGGGGGGAGGTTCTGATCCTCTTTTTTCGATAATCAACTCGCCGTTTGGGTGGCCGCTGTCGTTGTGGCAATCTATGTAGTCCCCCAAAAGCCACCTATTGTAGGAAAGGTTTCTGGGAATAAATAAAAGTTGCCCATAAAATTTTTGCAACTCTTCATGTATCTTTGCTTTAATTTGCAAATCTAATTCACATAGCTCCTTGCTGGAAACCAAGTTGCTGAGTGTGTAGTGCTGTCTTTCATCTGGATAATATTTTTTTTCTTTTATCCAATTCATCTTTTCTAGAAGAAGATACTGCATTTCTTCGACGCAACTTTTATCTAGAAAGTTGTTCATTATGTGCACCTGGGGTGGCCTTGAGCCATTTTCCACGGTAACCATAGTGTAAACATTCAGCCTTTCTTTATTAGATATGTAAAATTAAATTGTTTGATTTAAATACAAATCTATATCACGCATAATTATCTCAAGAGAAAAGTCTATTCCGTACCTTTGATCCGGGGTGGGCCATGGAAGCCCTTCGCGTGGATGAGTTTTTGGCCTATGATCTCTTTTGCCGTCTTCGTTGTATGTTTCTTCAAGCCACGGGAACATGTTATTGCTATGATCGCGCTCTCCTAAGAGAAAACCATTTGAGTATCTTTTTACTCTAGTTCCCGTCTTATCGATTAAAAACTTTTCAAAATTTCCCCGGAGAGGTGGAAATCCAATTTTCCCTTCAGGCACAATATTCTTTGCGTTTGACCATGAAACTTCTTCAAGATGGTACGGCACCCCATTTTCCCCAATGTCAGCGCAATATGCGCCGGTAAGGTATTTCCAAAGATCGTGCTGTTCCTGTGTTTTTTCTTTTCCAGGGACATACTCTGGATTGTACTTGTGCTTATCATGCCTGCCATTTGTGAGTTCTGAAAACTGATAAGTAACGCCAAAGTTGTCACGAGCGTATTTTTCTGAAACCTGACCTGGCGTTAATTCAATTTTATTAGTTTCAATATAGCTATCTATACCGTCTTGGAATTCTGGATAACCATGACACGTAAAATCATCGACAACGATTGCAATTATGTCAAAATCAGGAATATTTCTATACATTATATTAAGTTCTTCAATCACTGAGTGCTGAGGAATATTCCCACAGCCAGCAGAAACGTTGAACAATAAAGTAACTTTTCCTTTTCTATTTTTAAGAATTGATTCAATTTTCCCGTCTGAAGATTTTATGTCAATTTCATAGATGGATATTGGCAAAATATGCTCGTCAGCGCTATTTGAAAGTATTTTAACTTTTTCTGCTTCTCTATTTTTTATTGAATTGAGAATTTGTGACATTATTAAATATCTTTCTTAAAACTATTTAAAAGATGGGGGGAAATGAGGTGGGAAATGAGGTGGGAAATGCGGCGGGAAATGCGGCGGGAAGAATGGTGGGAAATGCGGCGGGAAATGCGGCGGAAAAAATGGAGGAAAATGAGGCGGAAAATGAGGCGGGAAAAACGGAGGGAAGAACGGAGGAAAGTGCGGTGGGAAAAACGGGGGAAAGAATGGGGGAAAGTATGGGGTAGAAACTACGTAGTCAATTACTTCACCCACAGGCCTAACTTCCCCTGCGGTTTCGGTCTGAGCCGTAACTTTATCCAAATTTCCGGCACCAATACTGCCGGTTGGGTCTGTTATTGAAGTGGTGGTTGATGCAGAACCAATAAAGCCGGCATTCGTTACGCTGGTTTGAGCAGAGGCAGAACTAAGTCCAATAAGGTTTGGGACCGTGCCTTTTGGGGCATCCGGTTCTTTTTCTATATTCGCTCCGCCAGCCATTTTAAATTCCTTTAAACCTTAAGGTCGCCTGATAGTAGCCACGTATTCGCAGCTCTTTTTCGTAGTGTAGCAGTAGAGTACTGCACTCTCAAGCGAGTTCCTAGCGCGTTATTGACAGTTGTTGTTCCTGGGGTGACCGCTGTTACT